AATGCTCTTAAGTCTGGAAAGCAGTGTTTTTTGAACATACAGTAAGAACACTTGACACCCAACTTTAAGTTGCCAGATTTTCCATCTTCTACCAAGTCCGAACAGAAGACTTCTGGCTCTTCTAAACCTACTAGCTTTTTTACGTGACGTATACGCTCTACAATGTCCCCTTTGATGTGTTCATACACAGGGGCTTGGGTATCGTCTAGGTCATACTTAAGTACCGCCAGATGCCCATTGGCTTTGTCCATAGCTAACCACCCGAACTCCCTTTTACCTTGTGCGTGAGCGTATGCTTTTATCTGGTCAACATAACCAAAGGGGTCATCGTAAGCCAGTGTACCATCCTTGAACTTCTTGAAGGCGTAAGAACTAGCAGACTTAACATCAATAGTTAAACCATCAATGGTGCAGTCCATGTGTCCCTTGATGCCCTCTACCTCGCATACTTTCTGCTCGTCAGTAACCTCATGCCCTGCCATGCGAGTAAGGAACAATAACATCTCCTCAATCAAATGTCCGTACATAAACTTGACGTAGGTATGCGGTGGTATCTTTTCGGATACCTCAGTGTTGTTTACTACATTCCACAAGTATCTGTCATCACGACCAATGTTTGACAGGCGCAGTGTTCGGGTGTCTTTTTTCCTGTCCCTAGCGAACTCTGTACGCATTAGGGCTTTTACTCCCTCACCGAACTTCTCTATCTCCGCTTCTACATCTACGGACTCATCTGCCTCTTTTGTCTGCATCAGTCGGTATATGTCATCTACCAGTGTGTGTATAGATTTACTCATCGTCTATATCCTTATACGCTTTAATAACGTCAGTTGAGAATAGTTTTTGTAAGTTGACCAAGTACATCTTACTGGCGTTATGGTCGCCCCCAGATACAGTCCTAAACGTATCCAGTTTGCTTACAATCTTCTTTAGCGTGTCTGTCTTGAACACTAGGGTACAATATTCATCGTCACCTATACACAGGTTATGAAACCAGTAGTCTGACTCCGTAGCCTCAATGCCAGAGGGCTTGCCCCATGACTCATACTCAACACAGATGTTGCCTGTCTTTTGCCACAAGTCCTTCTCAGACTTAACCTCTATCTTCTTGTCCTGTAGCATCTCCGCTACCCTGTCCTCTCGAACAGTACCATAGGCTAAGTCTAAGTCAAACTTCTTCCTGTCTGCCTTAATGGGTTTCACTCCAGTTACCTCCGATTTTGTATTCGCCCGATAAGGGGCAGTTAAGTTTGTAGTGCTGTCCAGAGGCTTCAATGCACGATACTGCAAGCCTTCCGAAAACCTCTGCCTCCTCTTCTCTGACCTCTGTCTGGATTTCATCGTGTATGTTTCCTATAAATTTGTAGTTAATGTTCCACAGTTTAGCGTACTCGTCTAGCAACACCAGTGCCTTCTTCATAACAATAGCGCCTGCTGATTGGAGTAGCGTGTTTAGTGCCGAGTGTTCTGAGCGTACTGCGACCCTTCGCCCATCAAGTCCGTAAAGATAACCTCTTCCAGATGCCACGCTAACTCTCTCTCGTAAGTCTCTAAGAGATGGCGTGTTTGAGAGGAACTTCTCCTTAAGTCGCTTACCATCTCTAGCAGTTCCTCCAACGATACTTCCGATTTTTGCATCCCCTGCTCCATACAGGAACGCATAGATGAAAGTCTTTGCTTGACTTCGTGTGTCAACACCACTAGCAAACTGGTTTGCTGTATGAATGTCTCCAGTGAGTATTTCATTTGTATAGTCCTCATCGTTCATATAATGTGCAAGCATACGCAGTTCCAAACCACTGGCATCCATACCTACCACCTTGTATCCCTTCGGTGCTATCCAACAGGCTCTACACTCCGTTCCGTACTCTGCTGATACGCTAGGTACTTGTGCCATGTTGGGGCTAGAATGTGTCATACGCCCTGTTACAGTTCCATTTGCATTTACATATCCATGCACTCTACCATCATCTTCAACAGCATCAAGCCAACTCTGTACCTGTGCAATACGCTTCTGAACCAATAGGTATTCAGCAATCATAGAGGCTTCGGGTATATTAGTGACCTTTGATAGGACTGCTTCATCTACGATGGCTTGTCCCTTATCCGTAAACTTACTAGGCTTCCAACCAAAGTATTGTAAGTACCGCCCTATCTGCTGTCGTGAACCAAGGTTAAACTCTGGGTAGTCTATCCTACTAAACTCACCGCCAACTGTAGCCCACTGCTCCCCAAGGAACTTGAGACCTACAACGGACAATGAAGAGTCCTTCTTGAACTTAGGTTTGACATTACGTACATACGTAGGCAACGGCTTGAATGTATTATGCACCGCTTCCTCTAAGTCAAACTTACGCTCTTTGAGTTTAGCCAGTAGCACAAACGCACCCTCTTGGTCTAACAGCCACCCATTACGGATTTGCTTTGAGATAATGCTTTGTACTTTATGCTCAAGGTCAATGCTCTCGCTTCCAAAGTTAGAAATAACACTTCGTAGCGCGTTGTACACTTTGACATTAACCCGAACGTCTTGCTCACAATACTCCACCATCTCTGGCGAATAACTGTCCCACACATCATGTTCACCTTTTGGACAACCTAGTCGCTGTCCCCAGTTTTCTAAGGAATGACCCCCCTCTCTTTGTGGGTCGGCTAGTCTTGATAATACTAATGTATCAGTTATCTTGCACTTACTAAAGTCTGCACCTAACAGTCTTTCCAAGACAGGTATGTCGTAGTCAATGATGTTGTGACCAATCAACTCGCACTCTCCCTGTTCTTCAAGCCACTCATTGAAGCGACCTATCTTTATCCCATTAGGGTGTATTGAGTACACTATATCGCAACCTACTTCTTGGATACAGATGCACCACACCTTGTCTGGGTTAAGACCATTGGCTTCTATGTCAAATACAAACTGCTTCATTAAAACTCCTGCTTCTCGTCACCGACAGGACAGGTGGTTTCAATCATTCTACCAGAGTCCTTGTCGTAGTACAGGTAGCAAGCACACCCTGTCAGCCCTGCGTATCGGTTCTTGAGTACGCGCACTGTGGTCGTGTTGCGAACCTGTGGGTCAGCGTGTTGTTGGTCGCGCTCCAAGCCAATCACCATGTCGGATAGCTGTGCGATAGATGCAGAACCACGTAACTCTGCCAAGCTAATCTGACCGCCATCTTCATGCGCCTTGCCATTGGGTCTGCGTAGGTGAGACACTAGGAATAATCCTACCCCTGTCTCCTGTACCAACTGTCGTAGCTTAGTCATTATACTGTCAATAGCCTTACGCTCATCACCTGTCTCTTGGTCGGACACTACGATGCTGAGATGGTCTAGGATAATCCACTTACAGTCCAGACCTTTAGCCATGTAGCGTACCCTTGACAACAGGTTGTCCTCGCAAGTAGAACCAAAGTGGTCGAACATAAAGATACGACCTGTACCCAGAGTCTTTTCCCAGAACACCCTCTTATCTTCCCTGCTGAAATCTCTGCTTAAGTGTAGGGTCTGGTTAGCTTCAATGCTCATTATCCCTAACGCAGTCTTGGGTATGTCCTCCTCTAGCGCGAGTATGCCAATGTTGTCATCGGTTGCACCTAGTAAATAGTGTTCCAACTCTCTGACCATCTGTGACTTACCCATACCAGAACCACTGGTGATTGTGACCAGTTCCTTCTCCCTAAATCCATACGTCATATCATTGAGACACGCCCAAGGATAGGGTATAGACTTGACCTCCTCCTGTGCCACGATGTAATCCCATGTGTCGCTCCCTGCGACAATCCCATCGGGGCGATATGTTTTAGCGTTCCACCATTCCTTGATGAACCCCTGCACGTTACGCTCCTTGAGCATATCCCCTGCATCTTTCATAGGCAACACCACATTCTTTGCCTTGTTAGGGGTAAACAGGTCAAGCACTGCTCTTGATGCTTCTTGCCCTGCCTTGTCGTTATCAAAACAGATAACCACGTTCTCAAATGTCTCAAGCCATTCCAAGTTTGCCTTGATGTCCTTGACTGCCCCTGATGCTCCTGAACGTATGGACACCACTGCCCACTTGCCGTCAAACATCTCTGATACTGCTAGGGCATCTGCTTCTCCCTCTACCACTGTGATATACTTACCACCACCTTTGAACGCTTGCTGACCAAACAATCCCACGTTATCAAACGTACCGCTTGCGTAGAATGATTTGTTGTCAACGATGCGAGACTTAGTCCCTGTCTGTGTTCCAGTGTCCTTATCAAAGTAGGGATAGTGGTGCTTTACAATTTGTCCTGATGCTCCGTACTCTACTGTGACTCCGTACTTTTTGCACGTTGCCTCAGAGATACGCCTGTCAGGGATTGAAGCTACAACACCTGTCATCTCTAATCTCCTAGTTGATTGTGGTTTACTTTCAACGACCTCACCAGTAGCCTTTTCATAATGGTTGCAGTCCACTGTGAAGCAGACTGCATGACCATCAGAATATCTGGCTAGGTTGTTCCTAGAGCCACACTTAGGGCATGGCTCATGTCGGACAAAATGAGAGTCAGTCATTAAAAGTCACCACCACCTTCGGAGGCTTCGGCTAGTTCTAAGACCTTGACTTTGGACAGGTACGTTGCTGTACCATGAACAGGGTGAGGCTTACCCTCTGCGTACTGAACGCGAACCTTAGAGCCTCTGGTTAGACGACCAGTAAACTCAGAACCATCAGCATCGTACATAGGTACTTCGTACTTAGTGCTAAACTTACGCTGTGGTGTACCCTCATACTCGCGTAGCTTGACACCCTTATTGGCTAGGGTATCAGCATCAGCAGGTTCTAAAGACAGAACCAGAGAATACTTACCAGTGGATTGACCTTGATACATTTCGTGTTCGTCAAGGTTAGCGAACGCTACGTTACCTTCTAATACTGCCATAGTAATTTGCCTTTTAAGTTAATTAAGATTACCGAAATAGTACTTAGGTATACTTT